TATAAAAAAACAAAAAGCATCAGACGATAGTGCAGATGCAGCAGCAGCTAGGGTAGATGCCTTTGGTGCTTGGACTAGAAGAATCATAGTATTAACTGTATTGTTTGGTGTAATTATAGCACCTTTCATCTTAGCTCATAGTGATGAGGGAGTAACAGTTGCTACTGAATATAGTAAATGGTTTGGGTTTGCATCTGGCACAACTTACCAAACATTACACGGATATATAATTTTGCCAGAAATAAAGACAGCTGTTATCAGCATCATTAGTTTTTATTTCGGAAGTGCAGCAGTAAGTAAATAATCATGGAAGAATGTTACATTTGTAAATGGACAAAAAACAAGCAAGAAAAGAACTTCAAACTCTCAGGGACTCCATCACCAAAGTGCTTGGCGAAAAGAGTAACGAAGATATTAGTGAGCATATACAAGAGGCTCAAGAGTCTGCTAGGGAAGGTGCTAAAGCGCTTAAGAAATCTCTTATAGATAGAATTAAGGATTTACCAGTAGTGACTCAAGTATCTCAGCTTGGGGCAGCTGGTACTGTTGCTGTATCTACAGCTGCTGTAACACAGGTAGATATTGCCAAGGATAGGACTGAGATATTTGTAGCAGAAGTTGCCCAAGATGTGGTAGAGGAAAGATTTGAAGTCCCAATGTTTATTGATAACTTTGTGGACTTTGCTAGTCTAAATGATTGGGGGCAAGAAGTTATTGCTGAGAAGATTCAGGAGGCTCAGGCTTTCGTAGCAGAGGCTTCCGAACCACAACAGACTTCCACACCATCTGCTGAGTCTTCGGACACCACACCTGAAACCTCGTCTTCTTCGCAAGATAGTTCCTCCGATAGTGCTTCTCAGTCTTCAGAAACTGAAGAACCCCAAGAACCAAAATCAGAAGAGTCAGAATCAAAAGAGGGTAAATCATCCCAAGAGCCTACTGAAGAGCCTAAGGAAGTCAAGGCTAATGATGACACTCAGGAAGAATCAAAGGGGGATACAGAGCAATCTGAGGCTAAATCTGATGCCATACCCATAGTAGAAACACCCATTGATAGCTTTGATGATAACATCAAACCTCACTCAGAAGTAAGACAAGTATCTCCAACACAATGATAGACTTTATTTTAACTAACTACAAAGATGACCTAATGGCTATGGCATTTGCCTACATTGGTATAATATCTATTATAATGATGTTTCTCCCAAAGGATAATTTCATTAAGAAAATATTCAAGGAATTTGCGTCAATCTTTACATCCCTTTTTAAGAAATGAGTCACTACAGCCCAATCATAGAACCAGAGCCACAAGACTATTATTACTTTGTGCCATTGTTAAATCGCAATGACTGGGATGGTATTGAGTATGATTCAATTCAATATGGATGGGGTGAACTAGATTATAGGTTTGGTGTTGATTATCCATCAGTACCAGAGCCAGCTGATGCAGGTTTTGTTACTTCAATTATATTAGGAATTTTCGTAGCATTCTGTTACTTTAAGAACAAAAAAGATATGGAGGAAAAATAATTATGCCACAAGGAAAAGGAACATATGGAAGCAAAAGAGGTAGACCACCTGTAAAGAAAACAATGCGAAAGAAGAAAGGTAAGTGCTAATGCCATTTAGTAAGTATAGTGCTAAGCAAAAGAAAATAGCCAGAGTTGCAGCACCTCGTAATAAGATTACTGGGGCTGACTTCAAATCACTCAAGCGCAAGAAGATTAAGTAATGGCTAAGATATGCAAAAGAGGTGTAGCGTGGGCTAGGAGAACTTTTGACAAGTATCCTAGTGCGTACGCCAACATGGCTGCTTCTAAGTATTGCAAAGACCCCAACTATGCTAAGGGTTCTAAGAAAAGAAAGAAGAAGTAATGGGTGAACTCAAGAAATGGAGAGAGCAAAACTGGGTTAGGATTGGAACTGATGGGAAGATTAAAGGACCTTGCGGAACTTCAAAAAACAAAAAAAACCCAGACCGTTGCCTTCCAATGGCTAAAGCCAAGAGTTTATCTCAATCTGAGCGAGCAGCCACAGCAAAGAAAAAGAAAAGAGCTGGCTCAAAGGGCAAGCAATTTGTGGCAAATACACCTAGAGCCAAGGTATCATTCAAAAGAAAGAAAGCATGAGGAAAGAACATAAAAGCAAAAAGGGAGGACTAACTGCCGCAGGCAGAGCTTACTTCAAGAGAAAGACTGGTGCTAACTTACAAGCTCCAGTTACTGAGTCTAAGCCAACAGGTAAGAAAGCAGCTAGAAAGAAATCATTTTGTGCCAGAATGTCTGGTGTCAAAGGTCCAATGAAGGATAAAAAAGGAAGACCAACTCGTAAAGCACTAGCGTTGCGTAGATGGAAATGTTAATAATTTAATACAATGAACAGAATAACTAGAGAAAGACTAAAGAAGCAAAGAGCAGCCAAGGGTTTTACTGGAATCCAAATCAAGGATTTAGGTAAGTTCTTCAAGCGAAAAGAAATGCAAGCACCTACACCTAGTGGAGTAACACAAAAGAAGACTACTACCACTAAGCCTAGTGCTACTAAGACTACTACCACTAAGACTACTACTAAGTCAGGAGGTCGTGCTTCACAAGTTAATGCTAATGCAGCTGGTAACAAGCAATCAACTCCAAAAGCTACAGACGCTGAAGTCAAAGCATGGAAAGCTAGAAAACCAAACTCAATGAAACCAGAATCTTACAAGGGCTTTCCTAATGTTGGAGCTGCTCTAAATGCTTGGAGGAAAGAAGACCCTCGAAAGAAGTAAATGCCTAGATACGACAAGTACGGACCACAAGATGATGTAACCCTTGAAGACCTAGACATAGGTTTTGCTGGGTTCAACAATCGCTTGCGCCCAGACCAATTAGCTGCTGGTATGCTCGCTGAGTGTAACAATGCTAGGCTAGATAGAACTGGTTCTTGGGAACTCCGTAATGGTGTTGATTCAGTAGGTGTGCCTCTTGCAGTAAGTGCTGATGCCTTGACTCTTCCTTTTACCTTATTGGAAGATGACAATACTGTAACAATTACTATTGATGGTAATGATGATTTACAGATAGCTGATTATAATAACATAGCTACTTTGCCAACTACTGGTAGTATTCTCATATCTGGATTAACAGGAGTTACACCTGACCCTACAACTGCACCACAAGCTTACACAAAGAGTGGCTCTAATCTTATTGTAGCAGGAACATTCTCTGGTACACCAGCTGGTACAGAGGTAGTAAAGTTTCCAGTATTGGATGACGATTCAATAAATAGGGTATATGGTTCTTGTTCTTTTTCTGACCCAAACTCAGCGGACAACGAGAGCTATATTATTATTGCTACAAACATCAAGGCAGTTGCTTACAAGGTATCTGACCCAAGTGCTACACCTTTAGAATTAGATTATCCAAGTGCTACAACCATATCTAGTAAGGTAGATATGATACAAGCCTTTAATAAATTGTTTATATTTAGAAAAGGTCAGGTGGCACTAGAAGTAGACTTAGCTTCAAACAATATTACAAGTGAGCCTTCAATGTCATTTGTCTCAAGTGGAGCATACGCTCAACAGTCAACTGTAAGTGTTACTGACTTAGATGTAGCAACAAAGGTTGCAACAGCTACAGTATCTAGTGTAAGTGGATTAAATGTAGGTCAAGTTCTAACAGTTTCTCATACTGGAAGTTCTAGTGGATTTTCTGTAGATGACACAATTACGATTAGTACCATAGATACTGCTACAAACAAATTTACATTTATTGCAGATGTAACTAACCAAACAGACAAGACTATAACATTTGTAACCAAAATATCTAGTAACCTTGGATTTATCCATATGCCTACACCAGAGTTCGGTATATTGCACCAAAGAAGATTAATCGTACCCTATCAGTTTGACCCAGACAACAGTAATGTTTCTCGCAAAATTTTTGATGAAGTGATTGCTTCAGATATTTTAGACAGCGATACATATGACAAGATTTTTGGTTCATTTAGATTTAATGCAGGTGCTAGTGACTTTACTGTTGGTATTGTTTCTTTTACTGAGGACTCTATCTTAATATTCAATAAGAATAGTATATATAGAGTATCTGGAACAGTTAATCCACAGAATGCTACTAGCCAAGTATTGACCAATGAGATTGGTGCATTGGCTAGAAAGTCAATCGTGCAAGTAGGTAAGAATGTATTCTTCTTATCGGATAATGGTGTGTACTCATTGGAGTTCCTTGAT